TTTTTTTGCAATTTTGGATAAGAAATTTGTGGACTACTGTCCACTAGGGACGCCCTCCACACGGGCAATGGCTGCCAACTAGACAGCCTCGACTACTGAAATTCCACGCTCATAAACAGGAACGTGAAATTCAGGAACACTAACAAAGTAAAATGGGGTATAATCATGACCAGCCGCCACCCCAGCGGCTAAATGGACTTCCATAGATCCTCCACTTACTGCAGACCAGTTAACACCAGAGGTCGTAGCAGAAATAGAGATCAGGTCTGAAGAATGGTCACTTTGCATAGTAGCTCCGTAACCGAATGGCATCGTAGGCATATTAGCAGGAAACATCCTCATCTTGGCATACATTGGGACAACTGCGTTAACAGAATCCTGATGCGAGCCAGCATAGGCACCTCCGCTAAAACTAGTGTCCCATAGTGAATTAAATTTAACCTCCTGCACAGAACCATCTTCGGCAGGAATAGTCTCAAAAATCCTAACCTTGTCTCCCCCACTAGTGGGCAAAATGTTGGGTGTGGTGCGCTTAACCAAAATGGAAAGCTTAGATTGTAAGGCAATCTCATCCATCTTTGTAACACGCCACACAATCGAACCGCGGTAGCCAGCAAAGCAAGCAGTAATGTAAGACAAAGGAATAGTGTTATGAAAATTGAACAGAGTACTGGTAGGCGTAGTCACAGTAGAATTAATCACCCCAGTGGCCTTGTGCCGCCAATAGTAACCCTTAGCCCCAAAAGGCACAGGGAACCTGGGCAATTTCCAACGAAACCAATATTTCTTGTACTTCATAGTAGCGGAAAGATCAGAGGGGGGATATGGCTTATCAGCTACTAAATGTGTGTAAAGTGCAGTACGCTGCATCAAAGTACGCAAGGAAACTATTCTCTCTCCACCATAAAGCAAGGCATGGTGATCACCTGAATCAACGGGAAATGGAACGGCCCGCTGTACAGCATCACAAGGTGCGGTCTCCATCTGAGACTTGCAATCCTCTTTCCCTCCCTGCGAAGTAAACGGAGAAAAGCCCACCGTGTTCAAATTACCATTCCCACCATTTGTAACAGTGATGTGAGAATCAGGGCCATAAGCCTCCTGGTCAGACATAGGTCCCATAAATTGCACATCAGAAAAATGCACCCGGCACACAATATACGCAGGGCTGATAGTCATAGCATCCTGTAGCTCGTGGCTTACTGAAACGTTAACCATACCATTAGTAAGCTGACGGGCTATATACCGATTGGACATTGTAAAACCAGTTGGTGAACCACGGGCTCCCCATCTCGTGTACTCAGTAGAACTTGAATCCAGTGCACCACGAAAATATCGCATAGTATCAAGGAAACCTGTATTACAATTCATGGGCACGGAGAAAATAAACTCCTTGCCCTTGGAAATGTCCCAGATTTCGGTAACTCGTGCGCCATCAGTTGGTACGTACACATCTCCACCCAAGAAAATCGGATCCCAAGAAATGCGGATTCGTCCAGTGTGCATTGCACTACAAGAGACAGAAAACTTAAAATGCGCAGTACCCCGCCATTTGTCAAACATATTAGCAATGTAACATGACGGTGTCTGATGAACCACCACACTAGACAACCTCCCATCATCTGTTCCAACCCCAGCGATGCCATCCAACAACGACGACTCGAAATAAGCACAAGGAGTAACAGGCAACTGGTATAACAAAGTATCGCGCGGATCAGAAGCGTCCCAACGGACCACATCAATAATCGAAGGAAGACCGCACAGCCAATCAATGTTCAACTCATCACCTGAGTAAGCACCAACTGTTGCGGGGTCGACTGAAGTACCACACATAGGGTCGAAAGCCAAAACTTCATCGGCCTGATGAATCTGGGAGTTGGCCACCAGCCACCCACAACGGGGTAAAACAGATGGCACTGGAGTGATCAAAGGAGGAGCTGTCCACCCAAACAACCGCAGAGTGCTAGCCACACCACCTGCAACCATTTCTGTTGCTCGCGCCCAGGCACCAATCTTCGGGACACGTGTTAGCCGCCCAGCAGCGGAAGCCACAGCAGACGCAACCTCACTCAATTTCCCACTGGGAGTCTCATCAAACTCACTAAAGCCTTGGGAAGTCAACGGTGTTGCACCCGCAAGCACTACATTCGTGGCCCACATGTGTACGGTAATACGCACACCATTAGTGTTGGCAGGACCAGAACTATGCAGCCCGACTATCTGCTCTAGGAAGATGGTGCCCATCTCACGCAAAGCGGCAGCTGTGTAACCATTCACATCTGGGGAATCTAACATCTCTATACCATCGTGATAATGCAAAAACGGCAAAATCATCTCCACACCCTCAGGTTGAGTCAAATCAATTATGGCATGCGGACGCTGAGATCGTATCATTCGTGACTTCCTAGTGTTACCACGAACGGCCCCAGCATTGCCTCCAGGATATGAAACTTTAGTACCAGACATGGCCGGCACATCTTCAAGTATTGTTCCGCCTGAGAAGTAAGGATACCGGGAATAAGAGGTGTGACCACCTGATCCATCCCACAAAGGCTTGTAAGACGCCATCAGCATTCCATATCGTGTCATAGCAGTACTAGCAGTAAACCGGATGTGCAAATTGGCGTTCTTAATGAACGCATACCCTTTCAGTTTGTTCCGAACATTTGCATGACGGAAAAAATCATCCCACGGTTGGAAGTTCCAATTCATGGGAACCCCTTCGTCCCACTTGTACTCTCTAATAGTACGGGGGCGAGCAAACCACTTAGCAAGTTCCCCCTCCCCCAAAGGGGCAGGAGTTTTCTGCTCTATGGCTACAGGGGCTCCATAAACCTCAACTCCAGCATCCGCGAAATGTGACAATTCAGTATTTGTATTTGTTTCAGCAAGTGTGTTACTTGAGGGGGCACACTCTTCACCCCCCAAGGAACTCATTCCATGGCTAGACCAAACGCCGCCCTGAATAAGGCTTTCGGGGGTTTGCCCCTGGTCTCTCACGTCGCTACCCCTCACATCCATTGCAGAATGAAGTTCAAAAGAAGGCAGGATGCTGGTAACTGCAGCGACGGGCGTTCTTTGCTTTTGCATGAGCCGGGCATGATACGGTACGCCCAAATTAGAAGAGCACTTATAGACCAGTCGGTCCTCAACATAATACTCGTAAGTGGGAGTACCACCATTTCGAGCCATAAAAGGACCCAACTGAAATTCTTCAATGCATTTCAGAACCAATGACCGATGAGCAAGAAAAACTTGCTTGCCGTGCTGAAAGCTTGCATCCAAGCTTGCCTTCAACACTGCACACAACCTATCCTGCTCAACGGCACCACTATTAACATGGCCTAAAATCAACATGCGACAGACAGAATCCCACGCCAACGGCGCGAGATAGACCTTCATCTCAGCGTCCCACGCCCAACCTCTCTTCAAGAACGACACATCCTCGGAAAATTTCCGAAGCACACCATCCTTGGAAGCATCAGTGTATACAACACCAAATTTCCCAAGAACAGTGGAAATCGTAATTTGATTGAAGTCATCTTGTTTGGCGGGGGCAACTGAAATAGAGTTGTCGTCACCATAGTTCATCAGCCTCACACATTCATCAAAATCAACAAGTGTGGAAAAAATCAGCAAATAAGCTATCCGAATATACAATGAATTAACAATGCTATTTATAATCACTGTAAGAGGGTGTCCAGAAGGATTAGAACCACACATCGTCAACAAGTCACCAAAAAAGTCTTGTATAGGACAACAGCACTCAAAAGCTAGCCCTCGCATAATGACTATGTCATCAGCCGTGAAAACAGGGAAGCCATCACGCTTCAATTTGGCACAATAATCTATCAAAATCCCCCAGGCAGCTTGAAGCAACATCAGGGCCATACGCTGATCAAAGTTTGAATAGTCACCACAGATAATCTTCCATGTGTCTATAAAAATGTAATCATGCAAGACATCCCAATCAGCAGATTCACAGTTAATGGAAACCGCCAATTCACTCACAAAGTTTTGCTCTTGCAAGGCGACGACAATGGCAAGAAAGTACTTACGTATTAAAAACAAGCCTTCAACATTAACAGCTTGAAAGACACGAATCTTCCCCTCTGCCAACTTAGTTGCACTAATGGGCTCATCCTTCAGTGTGCTAGTGAAAACAATTCCACACCGTTTATGCTCACGCAAAAGAGTCATCATATCACCAATACGTTCCTCCAAGTCACTAGGTATCTCATAAACACCCTCACCAAGAGAAGTAAAGACATACTTCTTGGCAATACGCCAAGGCCAACCAGCACTCTTTGAAAATGCCATAGGCGAAAACGACTGGTCTCCAGGAATTCCATGCATAGCAACATTATCAGAAAGAACACAAATACGCATTGGATCAAGACGTGTTTCCAAGCGCGCCAAATAATGCGCAGCTGCGGCAGAGACAACCTCAGGAGGAAAAGTCTCTTTTTGCATACAAGCATTCAACAAAAAATTACGTTTAGGCAAATAAGAGCATCCTGGTGGCAATCGAGGGATCAATTTCTTGGTTGAATAACCATTAGACTCCCAGAAATCAGCATACCGGTTGCGGGCAATATTACTTTGAAAAGACATGCCGACGTAACCTTTGACGGTCCCTATGAACTCACAAGACAAAAGTTTGTCAGCCAAACCTACACATCGCAAAGGACAACGGGAATGCATCTTGACAAGCTCAAAATCAGGTTTACCACGAACATTTTTGAGGATCATTGACAGTGACTCATCACTATTGGACACAAATCCAGTAGTTTGTCGAACTCCCAATATCCACTCCTTATCGAAGGGAAGAGCTCCAACAAAACCCTCATCATTAGCCCCAAGGTGGAAGCCCCACAAAATAGAAGCACCAACTTCGGCGCGAAAATAAGGAGAACCACAATCACCACTCTTAGTAGTCTTAGGAGCTAACTCAAAAGTATAGTGCTGCAAATCAGTCTCGATCTTTAACCGTCGAGTTGTCTCACTCGAAATATTAACCCGAGCCAGACGAGCGGGGACAAAAGCAGTTTCTTCAACTCTCTTGCTTGAGTCCACTCTAGGAGCCTCATCATCAGAACGCATCAGAAGATACTTTCCAGTAGCATGTAGCAACGCCTTAGCAGGAATGTACTCGGTAAGGTCTCGGCCAGGCACTGTAGGCACGTTGTAAATACCACAATCTTTTGAAGGATGCGGATGCCAGCGCTCTTTTGCAACAATAAATGTTGAATTGGCCACAAAATTACAATGATTTCGAGCTAACGTCACCGTAGCCCCACGAGACACATTATCATCCATCCAATGGCGTGGCAAAATCCAACAAGTTCCCCACAAGTTAATACCCATAATGAAAGAACCATTGTCATCCCAAAACTGACCAATCTGACGAGTCAAAATGTTAGTGAAAGATGCGGGGTTTGAAGTACGCATATGATGAGTCAAAGCCTGCTGAGCTGAAACATCAGCTGTGATAATCCAAGGATTAACATTGGCAGCAACTGGCGGTGGTACCTCACCAACAGGGCGAGACTGTTCACCACCTTGCGAAGCATGGTGCCGCCTCTTAGGAGGAGACTTCACAGAAACTCCGGAAAGCAGACCACTCAGATACAGGAGAACACCCCCAGCTGATATCGCAGCAATCATTGTGAGAGTCCGCTTAGATGGAACAAAAGTGTTGACTCGTGTCATCACAGCCCGAGTATAACGCCTCCAAAGAAATCTTTCCAAACGCGCAGGCGCTAGCGCTATAGCAGTAGGAACATTCTCGTAAGCATCAGCAACACGACCATCCATCCATGCCCGCACCCGGCGCACCAAGGCGCCATTTAACAACAAAAATCCATCCAAAAAGTATTTCAGGTGCTGCAAAAGCATGTAGAAGAGAACCACCCACAAATATTGCGGGAGGACTTCCAGTAGCTTAGGACTCACGGGAGGTGGTTCAAAAGACTGAGATACAAATTCGGGAGCCTCTGGATTTAAAGCAGGGGCCGCCAAAGGCACGACAGGACAACAACACACTTGCGGTATGCAAAGACAACGCTCACATACGTTAGAACACCTCATAGAAGCTACAGACTTACTCAACTTAACCTGTTGCTTAAAATGTTCAGAAGCAGCATTGGAGAGATACGTCATAAGCTCATTGGTTTCAACTCCAGGACCCAATAATGTGCGATAAGTGATATTACCAGACAAAACTGGGGTCTGGACCTCAAAAGTCCACATAAAACTAGCAGCTCTACCTTCAGGAACTTTAGCAGGGTCCAACTTCCCATCAGTAGCATAGTCCGACTTCACAGTAGGAATAACAACAAGAGGGAAGCGCCGCAAAACAGCAAAAGGTGCATTAACTGCATGATAAGCGTTCAAACCCACGGTATTAGTAGTTGCAATAACCAACTGTGGCGCCAACATGATTTTACCTTTGGACTCCAAATCCGGCATCTCCGGCAAGTAAGCCACGTTATTGACAATTTTTACAATCTCATTAGCTTCAAGAGCAAAAGTAGGAACGTTGCGTGGGTTAGCTTGAGCAATGTCATCCAAAACGACACACCACACATTATTGCGGTAACCATCCCATCGAGTAGATGAAGTAGTACGTGTATAAATCCCATCTTCATTCAAAGGTTCAGTGGGCATCACATCTACTTTCAGCTCTCTAGATAGAGGATTCAAAGCTCGAAAGGATTCAATAATCATAGCTTGTACAGAAGACTTACCAATACTCGAGCCAGCAGACAACAAAACAGAGAACGGCGCTAAGCGAAAAGACAATTGCTTCAACAGCAACTCAGCATCCAACTGCATAGTAGTCACACGTTTCTTTGCGACCAACATCGGTGCGCGCCAAGTGGCCCTACAAACCAAAGCAAACTTGTCGATATCCTTGTAGACACCATCAACGCGTTCCTTGTAAGCAATAACTGGTTGGCAGTACAATGCGTCCAATTTCAAACGCACAAACTCCACATCCAACTGCTCTACAGTATCCATAATGCGTCGTCCCTCGTCATCATTGCGCAACAATACGCGCCAATCGCGAGTGCTAATAAATTCCTCACCCGTATGCACCAGGACTGAAATCCACTTCCAGACGTTGCCAAACAAATCACCAGCTTCATCTATTTTAGTGTATTCCATCATCTTTGTTTGCAATGCAGCTACAGCTGAAACATCGAATGTTGAATTGTGAAACAACATTACTGAAGCATACATAAAAGTAACTAGCTGTAAAGCAGCTCGCAAAGGTGAAGAACGAAAAACTCCTTTAAGAAATTGGCCAACATCACCAAACGAAGGCATAGCCTGAGATTCAAGTTGTAGCACATTAGGATCACTCCACTGGAAGCTGTGACTCCAGACCTCAGGCGGACCTGGGGGTGCCAAGACACTACACTGCTGCAAATACGTGTCCAACACTTCAAAATACGAACGAAGAGTTGGCCCAACAGTACTAGCTCCACACCGATTGTGCACAAAATTCATTACAGAAAATAGCTTACCACAAGTGTCAGAACCAACAAAGGAACCGGCAAACAAAATCAAATCAGTAAGTAGCTTATTTTCCCACGAATCAGGTAGTCCAGCCATAGTGTGCAATCCACCTTGGGAATACCAACGCTGAACACGCAAGTGTTCGCCATGTTGACCATAGTAAGTGTCCATCCAATATTGTGTGGCACGAGCAAGCGTCCTATCCCAACCTATGAATTTGGCAACAGAGAAGCGAAAATGTGCATCGCATTCCTCCACGTAAACATCCACAAAAAGAAATTTATGTACGGTGGTAAAACCAACGTCAGAACGATTACCGCGAGAACGCAACTCTGTACCAGGAACCCAGTGCTTCATTAGACGAATTTGCAACGTGTACCCTGCAAACGAGGGCGTAGAACGAATCGTATCCTCTAAAGCAGAGGCAGTCAACCCTACACCGTCAGTTGTAACATTCATCTGAGCTTCCAAATGTAACCACGTAGTATAGTTAGCAAAACGATTTGCATCAGCGCGACGCATTCGTGGAGAAGCGAATTGCCGTGGAAACATAGAAACGACTGGTATAGTGTTAGCAAACGTACACCGCTCAACTCGAGAAGCTTGAGTTCCGGGTCCAAAAGTCGGAACTTCACCATCTGCGGGAATATATCTGACCCACGCTAAGCAGGTTTCGTAAACTCCACACAAAGGTATGTCTTGATATAGAAGCAACCACGGAATAAGAGAGAACAAATTGTTGTACATATGCAAAGCTAAACCATTTTCAAATTTCATAAAGAAGCACGTGAAATGAAGCCAAGGAACGAAAATGCAACGAACGCAAAACATAGTAAGAACTCCTATAGGGGTAATTCCATCTTGCTGCAAAGAAGCATACATTGACGTAATGGACTCAAGAAAAACGAACAAGCCGATTGCATAAGTGCTAGAAAGTTGCCGCTTCAGTACCTCCTCAAAGATAGGAGCGGCAATCGCAATAACAAAAATGTTGGTACGCACATTAACACGGTTTGGAAACTCCGCATACTCTGCTGCAGTAACGCCATAACTAAAAAAACGATGCACGAGAGAAGCAAAAACCTTGCCAACAGCGAAATACCAAGCAATCTTAAATACGTCTGAAGTCATAATAGGCACTGAATAATAATCGAAAAGCCCACCCACTAACAACAACGGGGAGGCCCAACAAGCCATACTTGTAACAAAAACAAACCAAGACCAAGATTCAAAACGTGACATACCATGCAAACGGCGATGAATACCATACCACCACCACTGCACTCGAGAATCTTGAACATGCTTAATCATATGTATAGTATGGTCATTAATTAAATTCAAAACCAAAAACAATCCAGATATGGCCATAATGATAGGCCAGGAAAGAAACTGTATTGTTGAGTTTAAAACTGTGATAATTGAATCAGTAAAAAACAACGAGACCAAATGACGAGCGCATGTATCAACCCAACGAATAGGCTTCCACGCATGTTCCCAATAAACAGCTAGGGGACAAGTGTCAGAAACCTCCACGAGGGGGACCACACTAAGACGAAAATGATACTTGTGAGTCAGTCCCGACACCCATGGAACGGGTGCAAAAACATCATCTTCAGCAAGAAAAATCACTGAATCATCTTCGTTATCAACAAACGGATCATAACCATAAACTGGCAGCGAAAGAATCTGGGAAATATTCATAGATTCAAGACCACCAAAGTCACAAGTTGTCATACAAGGAATAGGTTTGTGTGCCATTCCCTTCAACTCTAGCCAATCACGTCCCAATAAAGCGCCTTCCACGCTATAAAGAGAATCGACTAAAGGCGCAGCTTCACTAAAATCAGCTGCTAATCCATCATACTCCAATCTGCTCACGTTCTTCCAACAACCAGTATTATGAAAACTACTGGGGCTGCCCCACTCAATAGGGGCGGTGCCTGCGACGATGAAACTGTCGCAGGTGGGCGGCTCGCTGTTGCGAGTTAAGTCCAACCGGGTGTTAACCAGTGACTGCCCCAATGCCACGCAAAAAAATGCGCAGACGACCGATAGGAAGAAGTTCATGACTCCTCTCCCCCTGTGCCTTTCGGCTGTTTTCCACCACTTTCATTTCAAAACCAGGGTAGTACGAACTCCGTCGTAAAAAATAGTTTTGGCGAGCTTAAGCTGTTGAAACTCCCACTAATTGGGAGAAAGATATCTCGTACAGCGCTGGTTTCTGGAAAACCAACCAACCCCACATATAAGGTGCGGACAATTGCGGAAAGAATAAGAAAACCAAAATCTATGTATTAAATTCAAATAAAGGTCATTTAAGAGCGCAATAAAGAATTTTCAATAGAAAAGGCAACGTCTTCTAAACAATAGAGAAGTAGAGATAGAATAGGTAGAAAAAGAGAAAAGAAATAGTAGGGAAGAAAAATTAAATCATCAAGCTAAAACCTCAATGGAAAAGAGGCAAAGCAAAACAATAAAACTAGAAAAAGTGTACTAAAACAAAAAAGGTCTTAATAAAATCCAAATGGAAAATGGACAAATTAAGACCGTCAAACCGTAGAGCTCCTCCAAAAGGGAGGGAACGAGTAACCTTAGCGATAAAACTGCTAAGACTTGACGGCGATACTCGATTAGGGTTTTTGATATTCAAAAAAACCCTTGAAATTGTTTGGAATGTATTCCCACATCCAGGTACACAAACAGAGCTATAAGACTAGAAAAGTAAATACTTATAAATTTAATGTTCCAAAATAAAATTGCAAAGTGCTAACGTAAGCACTACTGCAAATTATAAAGGAACAACTAAATAATAAATAAATACGATTTTAATCATATA